CAGTCGAATCGCTCAGTACTTGCGAATTTTAACTTGTACTTTGTAATGGAAACAAGCACTTCCAACCCAATGGTATATAAGCTTGAAAATGCTGCAGTTAACGAAGCTTCTATTGATTTTGATGTAGACGGCATCGCAACAATTAATTGGTCTGGTTTTGCAAAAAATATTGTAGATAGACAGTCTGCTGGTGATGTAATTTCAAACACTACAGCTTTTGCTTCGCAAGCAGGAACAGCAGGACAAATTCACTTAAAAACAGATAGTGACATGCAGTTTTCTCTGTTTACTTCAACAGGTACTGGTACTGGCGTAACTGCAATTGACTCTGGAGTAGACTCAACGTCTAACTTTATTCGAAATCGACTCACTCAGTGTATTGTAAGTACTACTGACACTGCTGCCTTTGGTTCTGGAGATTATTATCTGACTCTTACCGGAGGTAATGTTACAGTTTCAAATAACATTACTTATCTTGTTCCAGAGGAGCTTGGCAATGTTAACATTCCAATTGAAGGTGTAACCGGTGGTCGAACAGTAACAGGCAACTTTACTTGCTACTTAACTCTTGATACTGCTGGTGTAGATAAAGGCTCTTCAGTAGATTTATTTAATGACATGACAGAATCCGGAGCAGGCTTAGATAAAGTTGTAAACGATTTCCAAGTTACTTTCCAGATTGGAGGAGCTACTGTAAATGTTCCTCGCTTGTATATTAATATGCCGAGAGTACATATTGATGTACCAGTTCACTCAGTTGAAGATGTTATCTCTGTTGAAACTGGATTCGGAGCTTATACAAACGACTTTGATAAAGCCGACGAGCTTGTACTTACCTACTATGGTGATACAGCTACTGCAAATCAAGAGAGCTATCCTTAATATAAAAATAATACTACTTACTAAACCCGCTTCGGCGGGTTTTTTCTTTCCAGGTGTTAAAAATAATTCTTGACATTTTTCCTGCCCTTCGATATAATATGTGGTATAAATCAATAAAAACCTTTAAGGACTAACTATGACAGACAACAAAAAGCCTATCTCTCTCGCGAGTCTCATGACTCCAAGTAAAACAGTAACAATTGATTTTCCCGGAAAACAGGGAATGCAAGTAGATCTTTGCTATTTAGCGCGTGAGGAGTTGTTAAAACTTCGTAAAAAATGTATTACTACAAAGTTTGATAAAAAAACCAGACAACCTCAAGAAGAGTTAGATGAAGAAAAGTTTTTAATAGAGTATTGTAAAGCAGTAATTAAAGGATGGAAAGGTTTTAAATTTCGATACCTAGAAGAGTTTCTTTTGGTGGATATTTCTGAACTTGATCCTAATAATGAACTGCCGTTTACACAAGAGAATGCAGAGCTTCTTATGAAAAATGGCACTGAATTTGATTCTTGGGTAACCGAAACAGTAGGTGATCTGGAAAATTTTACGAGCAACAAGTAGCCGAAATAAAAAAGCTACTTGAACGATACGTAAGAGAAAGCTCACAGATAGACGTAGAAAAATATCTACATATGTGTGAGCAGCTTGGACAAGAGCCTGATCCATCAAAAATGCCGCTCGATCTCGAGGATTTTCCTGCCGAGGTCCAAGTGGCATTTTTTGTATTCAGCTTTATGTCTGATAATTGGGAAGGAATGTCGGGAACTTATCTAGGAAAAAATTGGGATGAGTTTCCAAATATTATATCAACATTTGAATTAGAACACCCTAAAATTATTTTCTTTTTTACAAAAATGTATGAAAGAATTTTAATACAGTATAGATACGAAGAAGCAGAAAGAAAGCGTAAAGCAGACGAAAGAAAATCTAAATCTGCAGGAGGTGGAAAAACCTACACCCATAATGTGCGGGGCTAATGGCAAAAAATAAAGTATTTATTGACGTAGTTGTAGATGATAAAGGCACTACAAAACGTGTAGCCGTAAATGCAGAAAAGCTTGGAATTGCTTTAGAAAAGACGGGCAAGTCCGCTCGTACTGCTGATAGAAATCTAAAAGGAGCTGCTCAAGCTTCTGCAAATGGCACTAAAAACTTTTCTAAAATGGCTCAAGGCATATCTGGAGGGCTTGTTCCTGCATATGCTACTCTTGCCGCTCAAGTTTTTGCTGTTAGTGCGGCTTTTCAATTTCTGAGAAATGCTAGTGAAGTTAGAAATTTGATAGCAGGTCAAGAGGCTTTAGGAGCTGTTACTGGAGTTGCTTATAAAACTATTACAAATAGTATTAAGGAAGCTACAGATGGTCAAATAAGTTATGCAGAAGCGGCACGAGCAGCAGCTATTGGTACTGCCGCAGGACTGAATCCTAGCCAATTGGATGCTTTAGGTAACGCAGCAAAAAATGCTTCATTTGCTTTAGGCAGAGATTTAACAGATTCTTTTAATCGTTTAGTACGAGGTGTTACAAAAGCAGAACCAGAACTTTTAGACGAATTAGGTATTACACTTAGACTTGCCGATGCAACAGAAGAATATGCCAGAGCTTTAAATAAGCCGGTAAAAGAGCTTACACAACTAGAAAGAACCCAAGCAGTAGCTAATGATGTTTTAACTCAGGCAGAGAAAAAGTTTGGGGCTATTGAAAAAATAATGAATCCTACTGCCTCCTCTTTAAACAGGTTTTTAGTTAGTTTTGATAATTTAATTAATAGCATAAAAATTGGAGTTGCAGGAAGTTTAACTCCAATTTTTGATTTCTTATCTAAAAATACTCTGGCTCTTAGTGGAGCTTTGACTCTTTTTGCCCTTCCTATAATTAAAAGTATTTTACCTAGCTTTAAAGATTGGGGGGATGCTGCGGCTGAAAGCTTTGATATTCAAAAAGCTAAACTTGCAGACTTGGACAAATCTTATGATAAAATTAGAGGAACCATTAAAAATTTAGGGGCGGATCAAGATACAGTACTAAAAAATAATCAAAAAGCAAGTAAGCAAGTATTTAAAGATATAGGAATTGATACTAAAAAATTTGGAGCTACTGGTAAAAGCGGTGCAGACTTTTTAACTGGAGGAGCAACCTCTAAAACTGCTCAAGCAAATGCTGACAAAATTTTAAAGAATGCAGAAGCTCAGATTAAAAAACATACTGTAGTTATATCAGGCAAACTAAAGGGTGCAAATGCTCAACAAATAGCTGATTTAAGAAAATCCTATGTAGAAAGGGTGGCAGTTATAACTAAGTTTGAGAAGCAACACGCTTCTATGTATACAAAACTTAACCTTCATGTAAAAGGATACATTATTAAAACTAAAGCAGGTCTAGCTAGCCTGCAAAAATTTACTGCCAAGGCTTCTTCTAAAATTGCAGGTGCTTTAAGTGCTGCATTTTCTATAGCGGGTTGGATTAGTCTTTTGCTTCTTGCTGGACAAGCTATTAAATCTTTTTACGACTATTTAAATCCTGTGCCTGAAGAGGTTAAAAAATCTGAAGAAGCTTTAGATGCGTTTTCAGAAAGAAGTAAAACTTTAAATGAAGAATTAGAAAGATTCACGCAATTAGATGCAGCTAAAGGGCTGCTTAACTTAAAAGAAAGAGTTATTCAATCAGGAAATGCTTTTGCTAGCGCCGACTTAGCCACTCAATTTAGAGAATTAAATGCATTAGACAAAGATAGTGATAAGTTTGCAAAGGCTGCAGCAGGCTTTGAACAAACTTTAAGAATTCTTGGTCGATATGATACAACATTTGCAAATTTAGCAAAAGATTTAGACTTGAAAAATGTACCAGAGGAAGTAAGAGACCAGCTATTACAAATCTCTCAAGGATATATTACTACAGGGGCTTCAGCCAAAGCATTTGCACAAACTACAAAAGATGTATTTATAGAGCTGGATAAATTAACAGGTACTGGACTAACAGTCGACCCTACTACGAATCTTCGTACCTCTTTAGATAAATCAATTATAGAAGGTCGACAATCTTTAGAGGGTTTACAGAGAGAAGCAAAACGAATAGCTGAGTCAACTAATACAGAAGCTGATGCCTTACAAAAAGAAATAGATAGACTTACTAATATACGTTCTGATGACTTTTTCGAATTTGGAAGCGGCTTCTTGGGAGGAACCGGGTCTACACGAGCCGAAAATAAGAAAGCAAGACTGGCCCAACTCGAAATAGACAAAGCCAAAGCACTGGCGGACTTCGAAGCTAATAGAACTGCGCAAAATGAAGAGAATTTAAAAGCTATTGAAAAAGAAACACAGCAGCTGGCTTATCAGGAAGAGTTGCAAGCCGCGTTCTTAGCATTTTCGGAGGAGCTAGTAGCGCGTCAAAAAACGATAAATGAGTTTAAACAGCGAGAGGTACAATTACAAACTTTAGGCAGAAGTTTTGCAGAAAAAGCACAGAATATTGAGGCAAAAAGATTTGGTTTAGCTACAAAGCTATTAACAGCATCGCAAAATTTAACTACCGCCACCGCTAGAAGAAACGCTGCTCTTGCTGAAGGAAGTAACTCAACCCAAGAAGAAAAAGTAAATGCCGAAGCAGCGTATCAGCAAGCTTTATCGACATTAACAGTTACTCAGGCACAGGTAAGGCTGCAAGAAGAAGGACTCTCTTATGAAGAGCGAAAGCTCGCGGTAGAAAAACTTATAACCGCAGAAAAGACAAAACAACTAAATCAAGATACAAGAAGTACCCAAACTCGAACAGGATTAACTGTTGCAGGAGCATTCTCTACTAGAGCAGTACAGTCTGGAGAGCTAGAACAGCAATTAAGATTGCTAGATTTACAGGATAAAAGAAGGCAGCAAGCTCAACAGATTTTTGAATTAGAAACTAATCTTAGTACTGTAGTAGGGGTTGAGGAGAGAGCTAACGCCATAGCAGAAATAGACGTGCAAAAGGCTAAACTTGCAGGCATTGAGGCAGAGATATTTTTGCAGCAACGCCAAGCCGAATTAGCTGTAGTTTCTCTTCAGAGAAAAACTGACGAGTTAAGATTAACCAAACAAACTTTATCTTTAAATCCCGCACTTCAGCAAGCAAATGAATTTATACTTCAACAAAAGCTAAAAGGGATATCCCTTTCAGAGGAGCAAAAATCAAAAATATATGAAGAATACGAAGCACAATACGAGTTAAATATGGTTATAGAAGCTCGTTCAGGTCTTTACGATCAAATACGAGGCGGGTTTGAAAATGCATTTACTAGTATTATAGCAGGTACTAAGTCCGCAAAACAAGCCTTTAAAGAAATGGCAGTAAGTATTCTTAACTATATTGCACAAATGATTGCAAAGATGATAGCTTTTAGACTTATATCTAGCTTTTTACCTGGATTAGGTGTTCCTGTTTTAGGTGCTGGAGCCGGTGGTATTCCTACAAATATAGATACTATGTCCGGCTTTACAAATAGTGGTGCTAGTGGACAGGGCGTGGGGCTACTTTATGGTAGAACAGGAGGAATGTTTGAGCCCGTCCCTGGATATGCTACTGGAGGAATAGCAAGAGGTCGAAATGCTGGGTATCCTGCAATTCTTCACGGAACAGAAGCCGTAGTACCTCTTCCAAATGGAAATGCTATTCCTGTAGAGATGAGAGGAAATAATCAAAGTAATAATGTTGTAGTAAATGTAAACATTGATGGAAATGGAAATGCACAGCAAAATATTGCAGGAAGTGATTCGCAGCAAGGAAAAAATTTAGGAAATGTTATTGCAGCAGCGGTACAGAAAGAGTTACAAAATCAAAAACGTTCAGGGGGCATTCTTAGCCCTTATGGAGCCGCATAATGGCAAAACAATATAGTTTTACAATAAGCACAGCAGATTTACAAAGTATTTTTGGAGACACTGGAAGAACTCAAACCTACGAAGTTAAAGCAGATAGAGGATTAAATCGCCAAGTAAGCTACTCTCTTTTAACTGCAAAATTTGGAGATGGGTACGAACAGCGAGCTTTAGACGGCATAAATACAAAACAAGAAAATATATCTATTTCATTTAATAACAGGGACTACAAGGAAGCAAATTTAATTGCTGCTTTTTTTGATCTAAAACAGGGTCTAAACTTTGACTTAAAAGTAACAAACACTTTATTTGACCCTGAAAATAGCACATCTGACGGAACGCCTGAAACAATTCGTGTTACTTGTGAAGGGTATAATTTAGTTTATTTACAAGAAAGTGCTGTGTCTATTCAAGCTACCCTTAAACGAGTATATGAGCCTGCTACCTAATGACAGATCTAATCGATACAGTACAGGAACTAGAAATTGATGACGCTTATATTGAGTTATTTGATCTTAATCTCGTTTGGTATAATGGCTCAACAAGTGTAACTCAAACTATTCACCTAATAGACGGTCTGGAAGATGGCGAATATAATTTAGTGATGCCTTATTTTAATGGCAGCACAAATGTATGGGCAGAGTATTTGGCCTGTCCTATAGCATTAGAGGGAGTCTCTATTGATAGTTCGGGAGCGATGGCTCGACCAACTTTATCAATTGCCAATGTTGTATCTTTAGCTAGAAATATTTCCGACTATCCAATAGCTTCTTCTAATACTGCTGCCGATGGAGAGACTAATTTTTCTGGAGGAGGCGGATACGATTCTGAAGAGGATACCTTACTGAATAGTTTAGGAATAACGTCGAATGAGCAAATTTTAGGCTCCAAAGTAACTTACAGAAAAACATTAAGAAAAAATACTTATGTAAAACTTGAGTCAAATTCTAATGCTGTATATTATGCATATACAGATAGAGAAACTCAACAAAATGGTATTGCCACAACAGACCCTGTTCCCTCTCCTAAAGAATTCCCGGTAGGAAAGTATATTCTTGATAGAGTGGCGGCAGAAAATAATCTTTTAGTACAGTTTGAGTTATCAAGCCCTTTCGATGTAGAGGGTCTACAGATTCCCAATCGTTATGTTATAGGAAAATTTTGCTCATGGGAGTATAGGGGTGCTTTAAATGACGATAATACTGTAAAAGATACAACAAAGTCTGGGTGTACTTGGAGCGGAGGAGGATATACTGTAGACGGTGCAAGCACTACGGCAAGGGCTGCGGATGATGTATGTGCAAAAACAATTCAAGCGTGTAAATTAAGATTTCATGGAGGTGCTAGTACGGCAAGCAGTATTCCTTTACCTTTTGGAGGATTTCCTGGAAGTCGTAAGTTTAAGTAATAATGATTGAAGAGATACAAGAGCATTTTAAAAAAGAATACCCCCGAGAGGGGTGTGGAATAATCGGAATTGTAAAAGGAAAGAAACGATGGTTTCCTTGTAGAAACGTAGCAGAAGATGAAGATGATTTTATACTTTCTTCAGAAGATTATTTTGATATAGTAAAACGTTGTGATATTTTGGCAATAGTGCATAGTCATCCGGATGCAAGCAATGAGCCTAGTATTACCGACACGAACTACTGTAATGCATTAGGAATACCTTATTGGATATTTAGCTATCCGGCGATGGATTTAAATATAGTAGAACCACAAAAACTTAGTCACCCTCTTATAGGTAGAGAGTACGAATTTGGGGTAAAAGACTGTTTTGAAGCCGCAAGAGACTGGTTAGCTAAAGAAAATATATCTATTCCTAAACGAGAGCCTTTTGAAGATGATTGGTGGAAAAAGGGATTAAATTATTTTTCAGAAAAAAGAATGAACGAGTGGAACTTTAAAAAGGTAGAAATTCCAGAAAAAAATGATGTACTACTATTTCAAATTCAATCTGATGTACCAAATCATTGTGGTATCTATTTAGGTAATAATGTATTTTTCCATCATGCAGAGCAACGTTTATCTTGCAGAGAGCCACTAAATGCTCTATGGTTAAAATATTTAGCAGGAGTTTATAGATATGATGCGTAAAGTTTATCTTGAGGGCGAAATGGCAGAGAGGTTTGGCTCTGAGTTTACTATTTATGCTGAGAGAATGTCTGATGTTTTTCGTTGTCTTGAATGTAACTTTCCCGAGCTTCGACAGTATCTTATCGATTGCCATGAAAAAGATATTGGATTTCTATGTCAAATAGGGCATAAAGGACTAGATGACGAAGAAGAACTTTTACTATCTTTGCAAGAGGGAGATGTTTATATATCTCCTCAGCCCGCAGGCTCTAAAAGTGCTTTGGGAAAAATACTTGCCGCAGTAGCTATTATAGCATTGGTATATTTTGCCCCTCAATTAATGCTTGCTTCGGCTAACCTTGGAGGGGCCGCAGGGTCTATTGGAATGTCTATAGCTGGTTTTACGATGGCAGCCACTCCGGTTTTAATAGGGGTTGCAGTAAACTTAGCACTTACAGGAATACAGCAGATGATGGCCCCCGACCCTTCTGTAGATACTCCAGATACTCCAATTGCAGAGAATACTTATTTATTTAGTGGTGCAGAACAAAACATTCTTGAAGGAGACCCAGTTCCTATAGTATACGGGCAACTCAGAATTCCGGGCAGACCTATAGGATTTGAG